CAGCATATCGGCGAACATTCGTCTTGATGCACTATCACGCGAGTTTAGCTTCGTGGCGACGCGAACCAATGGTACGGACCTGCCGTTCCGGGGTGGGGAGTCCTGTCGGGTCCTAGACGGTGATGATGCACTAGCCAGCGGGCATATAGAGCGCCTGGATGTTAGCTACGACCAAGCCAGCCACGGTATAGCCCTCTCCGGGCGGGATAACACGGGAGACATTGTAGACTCGTCCATCGTAGACATGAGCGACTTAAGCGCCCCCATTACGCTCCGCCGGTGCGTGCAGCGCGTGATTGCGAATATAGGTGCTGACATTGATGTGATCGATGATGCCGGTGGCGTTAACTTCCAACGGGCCGCCGACCTAATCGCACCTGAGCCGGGGCAGAACGCCTTCGACTTCCTTGAGACCTTGGCCCGGCGGCGGCAGGTCTTGTTGACGTCTAACGGGGACGGTGACGTGGTGTTGACCCGCGCCGCTACCGCCCAGTCACAAGGTCGCCTGCAGAACGTCCCAGGAGCCTCAGATAACAATATTATAGCCTCCACCACCAGCTATGACGGTACAGGTCGCTACCATAACTACCAGTTTGTGTCCGCCCTCAACCCCATCGCCTTGAACTTGGGGGGTGGGGCCACCGACGTCGGGGAAGTAGTGGCACAGCGCGCGAGCGTCACGGATGCATCCGTCCGAGAAGGCCGTCAATTAGGATTACAGTCTGAGGCGTCCCAGTCCAACGCTGTTAACCAGGAGCGTGCCCAATGGGAGGCCAACCTTCGGCGCGCCCGCGGGCGCCTGTACTCGGCCACCGTGCAGGGCTTCCGGGAGGTCCCCGGCGGTGAGCTTTGGGGTGTTAACAAGTTGATACCGGTGGTGGATACCTTTGCTGGGATCGACGGGACAATGCTTATCAGTGGTGTAGCCTTCGCCTACAGCCAAGCGAACGGGAGCACGACTACGTTGACGTTAGTTCCCCCGGAGGCCTATACCTTGGCCCTGGACGAGCCGATAGCCGATGAGGTGGGCGATGGTTTCTTATCTTAAGCGCCTGATACGCTGGGCCAAAGTCGTTAAAGCGGGGGCGGATACAGGTCAGTTTCCCGTACAACAGGTGACATACTTGGGTAAAGCCGGGGACGCTGTGATGATATTCCCCTACGGAATGCACGCCAACGTGGACGATGGCCTAGCGCTAATGGTGGCCGTGGGCGGGGATGCCGAGAACCGGGGAGCTGTACCTACATCAATGACGCGCCGTAGTAAGCTGGCTAGCGGTGATGTGGAGTTCTACAGCCCGGTCAGTCGTAGCCGTGTAACCTTCAGGGCCAACGGGGATATAGAAGCGGATGCCAAGCGTGATTTGATAGCCACGGTAGCCGGCGACGCTTCTGTCGATGTTGGTGGAGACACCTCGCTAACTGTAGGGGGAAACTTAACGGCAACCGTGACCGGGGATGCCTCCGTGTCCGCTACGAACGTTGATATTGATGCCAGCGCCAGCGCAACAATTACATCACCAACGATAACGCTTGACGGTGATGTGACTATCACGCAGGCGCTCGCGGTTACGGGTAATTCCACGTTCACCGGCACCATGACCAACGGCGGTAAAGATGTGGGCTACACCCACGGACATACGCAGGGTTTGGACAGTAACGGTGATTCAGAGGCCCCGATATCAGGCGTCACCTAAAGATATAGGGTATAATCTAGTTTATGCCGCTATAAAGAGGTTTAATGATGGGCATTGATGCAGTACTATATGAATCAGACGGGTACGACATAGCCTTCGATGCTCAAGGCGACATTGAGACCGCTGACCAGCTGGACACAGCCATACTCATGAGCCTTTTTTGTGAGAAGCGTGCGGCGCCGTCAGAGATGCCCAGACCGGAGCAGCGCCGTGGATGGATAGGCAATGAGGCGACGCCTGGCGTGGAGATTGGATCCAAGCTGTGGTTATACGAGCAGGCACGCGCTACCCGTACCACGCTCAATGGTATCCAAGCCGAGGCATTGAGCGCGGTGAACTGGTTTGTTGAGGACGGGTTGGCGACGAAGGTTGAGGCCGCCATTACCCCTAACGAATTGACCGTGCAGCTGTACCGACCTAACTCCGAGGTTGCCAGTGTTTACTACCGCCTGTGGGAGGGCACCGGACAATGAGCCTAAACCTACCGGACAGCGCCAAGGAGGTCGTCGACCGCGCCAAGGTATCTGTACAGCGTGCGGCTCCTGGATCCAATCCATTCCTACGCAATAGCTGGCTAGGGGCTATCGTTACTGGCACCGCGGAGCGTGTTTTTGACTTCTACCTGCAGCTAAAACAAGCCCTTCTACAGGCCATACCGGACACTGCGACCGGGACCTACTTGGTTCGCTGGGCCACTATCTGGGGCGTTATCCGCCTACCCGCCACTGAGGCTAGCGGGCTAGTAGTATTCACCGGTACCGCGACCACCACTGTACCTGGTGGCACGGTGGTGGTTAGTACAACCGGCCAGGAGTACACCACCCAGGGCGCGACCACTATCAGTGCATCAACCGTTAGCGTTAGCTCTATCACCCGTGTAGGCACCACTGCGACGGTGACCACTACGAGCGACCACAACTTGGCAAGCGCTGTCCCGGTAACCATCGCGGGTGCTAATGAGACAGAATACAACGTCACCGATACAGAGATAACGGTCACCGGGGATGATACCTTCACCTATGAAGTGAGCGGTAGCCCGGCAACCCCTGCCACAGGAACTATCACGGCCAGTTTTACCGCCGGTAGCGCGACCGTAGAGAGCGCTGAGTTGGGCTTGGATACCAACCAATCCGCTGATACAGAGCTAACCCTGCAGTCGCCTATCGCCGGGGTAGATAGCGCCTGCTATGTCACCTATGGCCAACTCTCCGGGGGCACCGACCAAGAAAACGATGATGACTACCGTAGGCGATTTCTGGGCCGACTACAAACGCCTGTGGCACAGTTTAACACGGGGGCTATCGAGACAAAGGCAAAGGAGGTCTCGGGTGTCACCAGGGTATTTGTTCAAGAAGTGACCCCAGCGGTCGGTCAAGTAACAGTGTACTTCATGCGGGATAACGACATCACGGCCCTACCGGATGCATCGGAAGTCACTGCGGTTAAAACAAAACTGCTGGAGATACTTCCTGCGAATACACAGGAGGCCGACCTCATCGTGGCGGCACCGACGGCCGTCCCGGTTAGTTTTACCTTCTCCGGCCTTACGCCAAACACCGCGACGATGCAGACGGCCATAGAGGACTCGTTAGACCAGCTCTTCGGGGAGGCTATCAGCGTGGGAGAGGACCTCACGGAGGATGCGTACCGTAGTGTTATATACAACACCGTGGACACTGTAACGGGGGACAGGTTGCAGTCTTTTATCCTTTCGGCCCCCACCGGAACCGTAACGATTGCCAGTGATGAGATAGCCACTAAGGGGTCTATCACATGGCCGTAAAACAGCTTGATATCGAGACACACACTCAACGGTTAGCGGACTACCTACCGGGCGGGCGCGTTTTTCAAGCGGGGAATATTTACGACAGCAACCTGCGAAAGCTGTTGAGAGGGTTGGCCCGTGAGCTATTTACGGCGGACGGTTACCTGCGAGACTTCCAGGAGGACATAGCTCCGTCGGTAACAACGTACTTCATCGATGAGTGGGAGCGTGCGCTCGGTATCCCGGATGATTGCTTCAGCGGATCGGGGACGTTGAGTGAACGACGGGCCGCAGTGCTTATCAAGCTGGCATCGCTTGGCGTACAGACGGCAGATGACTTCGTTGAACTGGCCGCCGTGTTTGGGCTAACGGTCGAGGTGGTCTCTGGGAGTGTGTCCGGGGTGTTCCCGCTGTCTTTCCCTGTGCTTGTATTCGGCACCGCGGAGGATGCACGGTTCACGATTATAGTCAACATCGAAACGCCGTTAACGTCATCCGAAACGTTCCCGTTTACGTTTCCCATCCCGTTCGGAACGAAAGAGGTCGGTTTACTTCGCTGCATGTTCAGCAAGTTAGTCCCGGCAAATTGCAATCTAATAGTTAGACAGGTGGCCTGATATGCAGCAGTTAAACAATAAAGTCGATGGCGTGGGCGGTGCTACGGGTTCCCTACCGGCGGATGAGTGGAACCAAGTCCCTAGCGAGCTTCAGAACATTATCACGGACACGGGGCAGACCCTCGACTCCGGCGACCTGGACCAGGTTGGCAAGGCGCTGGCAACCTATTCAGCGAGCTTCTATACCGACACGGGGGCCGCTAATGCTTATGTGTTGACCCCGGTTTTAAACATGCAAGCGCCAGCAGCTTATTTTGATGGGTTGTGCGCCTTAGCTTACGTCGGGAACACGAACACGGGCGCGAGTACGGTGAACATCGGCGCTCTTGGGGTGAAGAATGTTTACGTTGGCGGGGGCGTCTTGGTCGGTGGTGAACTACTAGGTGGTCGCCTCTACCGGTTCACTTATGACAGCGCCAATGACCGCGTTAACGCCGTTTCTCTGGCCTCATCAACCGCACCGACGTTGACATCCCTTGAGACGCGGACCGGGGTCGACGGGGAGACTGTATATCTCGAAGCCCGCGCCACGCTCGGGGACGGTGGGCAGGGTCGCTTCTTTTGGGACTCATCCGACCTTTCGACAGAAGTGGCCGCGGACACTCGGCAAGGTATCTATGTTGCGCCTACCTCTGACGCGACCGGGGCAAGCGGGGCATGGGTTCGTGTTTACTCCGGCGCAGTAAACGTTA